TATTATATTATAACTATTATATTATAACTATTATCATCTATTATTGCTAAAAGTTCTAAATATAATTACAAGGTCTTATTCAAATTAATATTAAATATCTTATAAAATATTAAGGAAAATTATATTATAAAGTATTCTAATATAACTACAATAATGTAATTATGTTAGATTATTTTATAATAATCAATAAAAATAAAGGTGCTCTCGGGGAGACTTGAACTCCCAATCTTTGGCTCATAAGACCAACGCTTTAACCGATTAAGCTACGAGAGCCGTATGTGTATGAGAGTAATTGCTCCCATATTATATATAATACACATAATTCTTATATCTATTTTTATGATGTATCTCGTGATGTTAGAATTGTGTTTGCATACTTTTTTTCGCCGAAGTTCCATAGATTGATATCCATTCTTTCAGTCTCGATATGCCTCCTCTATTTCTAAATATATATACGACATCTTCTAATAGCATATTTTCACTAATTAATTTATATTTTTTTGCCAACATACTGAATACTGATTGATCATGTCGGTGCTCTACGAAACTATCGTAATTCCTTGATATAGAAGGGGAATCATCTATATTATGATAATCGCAAGAAATATCATACCATTCATTTACTAATTTGCGAGTTTCAGGGCATACTAATAGCAATATAATGCCCGATTGTATTTGAGTGCTATTCAAAAAGTCTTCATTGTCCATCCCAAGCTTCTCAATTAAATCCTTTTTACACCATTTAATCTCTATCTGTCCCGCTGAATGCGTAGCCATTATTTTATTTGTTTTAGCATTTTTAACAAGGTCTATACATTCAATCAATTTATCTCTATTTTCTATACCCAATTCGCAACCAACATCTATATAAAATAGCACATCGCCATCTTCCATTTTATCCATCCACTGTTTAATTATATATGGTTTCCATATCCAATATCCAAACCCACGCCTATTGTTATTAATAAAGTCGGCGTGCTTATTAAAAAAATATTCATCTTTTTGTAAGTATTCCACTGTATATCCTTTGACCTCTGTAAATACATTTAAATTATTTGCCTGACTTACTAACCTATCTACCGCATCAATATAACTCCCGTGGCTCCCAAATGTTATTAAGTTAGTCCTCATATTTAGTATTATATTTATTGTTTAATAATAATAATATAATTACTTTTAAATAAAAAATTGATTTTAATTATTATAAGTTTAATATAGTAAAGATATTACAGGTAATATGAGCGAACAAAATGATATATCAAAAATGAATAAATTAGAGTTATTAGAAAAGTGTCAAGAACTTAGTATTACAAAATGTAGTTCAAAAAATAAATCACAATTAATAAAGCTTATAAATTCGAAACAAGAAGCTGAAGCAAATAATACATACCAGACTCAAAACATAATAATTTCTAACGAAACAAATGATACTAATAGTGATATTTCTAAGTATACATTTATTGAGGTATGTGCTGGAGGCGGTGGTTTAAGTTCCGGATTAATTAAAGCAGGATTTACTCCTATTTTATTAAATGATAATAATAAGGATTGTTGTAAAACATTAAAATATAATCATCCGGAAGCAAATGTTGTATGTGAATCTATGGATAAAATAGATTATTCGCCATTTATCAATAAAGTCGATTTATTAACAGGAGGAGTGCCGTGCCAATCGTTTTCGCAAGCAGGATTAAGAAAGGGTCTTGAAGATCCAAGAGGAGATTTAATGATTAAATTTATTGAAATTTTAAATTTGGTTAGACCTAAATTATTTATGATAGAAAATGTTAAAGGGTTGCTAACACACAACGAAGGCAAAACAATAGAAAAAATAATAAATGCATTAAACAAAAATAAATTATATAATATTAGTTATAAATGTTTAGATGCTTCTAAATATGATGTCCCGCAAAAAAGAGAGCGAGTATTTATAGTAGGTGTAATAAAAAATATAACACAATCTTTTAATTTTCCAAAAGAAAGTTTAACAAAAAAAGTGTTAAAAGATGTTTTATATAATGTCCCCCAATCAAACGGAGCAAATTATAATGAGCATAAAATAAAGCTATTTAAAATGATACCACAAGGCGGTTGCTGGGTTAATTTACCTGAAGATTTACAAAAAGAATATTTGGGAAATAGTTATAATTCAGGAGGGGGGAAACGCGGAATATTATATCGTTTATCAATGGAAAAACCTTCATTGACTTTATTATGTACTCCATCACAAAAACAAACAGAAAGATGTCACCCATTAGAAGAAAGACCATTAACAATCAGAGAATATGCGAGAGTGCAAAGTTTTGATGATAGTTATGAATTTATTGGTAGTTTAAATTCTCAATATAAACAGATAGGTAATGCTGTTCCCGTAGAATTAGCAAAACATATGGGAGAAGAATTAATAAAACTATTATAATTTTATGTATATTTATGTATATTTATCTATCGTATTTTTTAGAAATTGGATAATTACATCAGTATCATTTCCCAAAATAAATTTATGAAAATCGCTACCAATTTGATGTTCCAATTCAAAGCCGTCGTGAATTATTTTTTTACTTGAACCTTTTAATGTTGTTTTTTCACTTTTATCATTAATATTTGCGTAAATACATAAATATTCTGGATTATTCTTTTTAAATTTTGCTAATTTTGATAAATTGGCTTTTTTTGATGATGCGTTATCTGTATTGGTTCTATTTTTAAGTTCAATAGCAATTTTTTTAGTATGAGAAATAATATCTAATCCTGATTCGTGGCCTTGTTTCAAATTGCACCAACCGTTATAACTTCCCAACGCTTCTTGCCAAATTTCACCAACTTTCATTTGTCTTTGTTTTTCTTTTAATGCTAGTAATTTATTGGTTTTTGATTTCTCCGTATCTAAAATATCGTATGTCAATACATTTTTTTCAGGTCGTGATAAAATACTTTGAATTTTATTTTCCAACGATTCAAAATATTTACTTAAACTAAACTCAATTTCAGTATCAAGATTATCATTTTGATTAGTCATTACTCTAATGCAATAGTAATAGTAATAGTAATATCTGTAAATACAAGTGTCATTTTTTATATTTTTAAATATTTTAGAAAAAAAAGATATAATCCTTATATACGACAGCCATTCGCAATAGGATTTATTTTTTGTGTTTTCATAAGGTCATTATTATTAACGGCTTCTAATAAATCAGCATCAAGTCTATTTGAATATGCGTTAGATTTATTCGGCATTTTAGTTATACCACAATTATCCAAAGTAGGCGACGATTGATATATCACACCTACATTTCCTTTCTCTCTTGCGGCAAAACTATTCTCTATCGGTTTTTTGCTATACATCTCTATATCACCAGAATCTATTCCTATATTTACATTTCCGGGATTTGGCGTATGTCCGGCAGCCATTAGAATAGCCTCGCGTGTTCCGTCAATTTCAGCATTTTCACTTGCTGTTCTATCAGGCTGTCTGTGATCATTAGTAGAACCGGCAATACCATACTCGCTTACATCAGATGTAAATTGTTTTTGCGTATTTTTCATATCAACATTCTTATTCATATAGCCACCAAAGAGTCCTTCAAGCATACCACCGATAAACCCATACTCTGATTTGCCTACAATTGTTGTTTCTTTTGTAGTAGTCTTTGCGACTATATCAGGGTCATATAATGTTACCTTGTATACAACACCACCAATATTTCTAACAGTATCCTGTGTTGGCATTGTTTGTCTTAATGTTTTCTTGGCATCATCGCTGTTCTTAAAATATGCCCCTTCATTACTTTTAACATTCGTTAGTACAGTATCGTGTATTAGCGTTTCTTTAATAGTAGTTTTCGCCAAATCTGTGACAGCCGAATAAGTTTCTTTATTGCCTGTTAAATTACCTGCTTCATTATCATGAATCGTCGTTTCTTTTATGGTTGTTTTAGCAGTATCCGTAAGCGCCGAATAAGTTTCTTTATTGCCCGACAAATTACCTGCTTCATTGTCGTGAAGCGTAGTTTCTTTTACGGTTGTTTTAGCTGTATCCGTAAAAGCCGAATAAGTTTCTTTATTGCCCGACAAATTACCTGCTTCATTGTCGTGTATCGTAGTCTCTTTAACTGTCGTTTTCATAATATGATTAACAGGGTCATATAGCGTAGCTTTTGAAGGTATCTGGATACTTGGATTACCAACGCCTCTTGTAGCCTCTACGGTATATTCCTTATTTGTATATTTCAAAGCATCCATAATAGGTGATACGATGGCTTTTATAATACTTGTGACATTCGTAACAACTGTTTTATTTTCGGTCGTTTCTCTCTCATTATTATATAATATTATCTTGCTTTTACCATAATCGTCTTTTATGCCTTGATTTAAATCATTCTTGGCAATATTACCTTTGTATTCTATATGAGATTCTTGGCGAACTGTGGGGCGAATATTTTGTGCGGGTCTTAGCGTATCCTTTGTATTTGCACCAGTTGTTTTAATCCACATATCTTCGGATTGTTCAAAAACTGTGTCGGGTCTTTGTTTAGCCATAGGGGCTATTTCTCCTCTTCTATCGGGTCCTTTCATATGTCCCTTGACTGGTATTTCAAAATATGTCTCTTTTTGATTGATTTTACTTCTGAGCTCGTCTAATGTGCGAGGTTTGGCATATTCTAATGTATCGGCTTGATGAAAACCTCCTGAACTTTCACTGCCAAAACCCTGATTCAACCCAGGACCTACGCGAATCTTCTCTATAGGAAAAAAATTGTTAGCCACATCCGACAATTCTATTCTTGATTTAAAAAAATCATCATTATTTTTCATACCGCATATATTTCCCCCCGAGTTCATTTGTGGCTTAAACATACATTGAATCTCTTGTTTTCCTTTTTTTAAAGAATTATTTCCTGTTAAATTGTCTAACATAGACATATTCTCAATATTAGTATTTTGAGTTACATTTTTCTTCAAGAAAGGTGTCATATTATTATGAGAAAATGATGATATAGGAACTTTTTCGCCAGTTAGCGAATATGTATAATTATTATCAGCAAGTCCTTCATTGCCATTATTATCATTTATTTCAGAATAAAACTTTCTATTAAACATAGATGAACCAGCTGTTTTAGATACTATACCTGTCTCATATGGTTTCTTTGAATATTCATATAATTTATTGCTTCTGTTTTGTTCATCCGCCTTTACTTTATCAAAATATCTCGAATCATATATATTGTTCATTGATGGTATATCTAAATGTAAATCCATTCTTTATCTCTAATGAATGAAGGATAAAAAATACAAAAAAATATATATCTCTAGATATCTAAATATATCTAAATATATCTAAATATATCTCTAATGCTATAGAGACGTTCTATCTATTACAAGATACACCGGGATACATAGAGCCTTCTGGATATCCTGGGCTATATAATTTATTCATTTTGTTATTGTTTTTCCACGAATCAAGATTATCGTTATTTTGCTTGCTATTAGGGAAAAACACTGATTGATCCATCGGTTTTTCAATGCAAGGAACGTGGTTATCCTTGGCTACCATTCTATAATTTACAGGAATTCTATCAAAATCTTCAATTGCCTTATCTTGCGGGTCATAGCATATCCATTCCCATCTGTTTATACCTGTTTCTTTAAGGGTACAGGGAGGATTAGATAAGCGAGTATCTTCGCGAGGAACCATACATTCGCGTGGTTCAGTATTTCCTGTGATTTCGCAACCGGTTTTTACATATTTACCTGGCATATATTCTTGGTCATTACATTTAGTGTTCTTATAATTTAAACCAAGCAATTCACTTGAATCATCTATAGCTTTTTTCATACTACAAGTATTATGACCGTATGATTGGTATCTCAGCGAGGGATCCGCGGGAACATCGCGATAACACTCAATACAATCATTTGACGGCGAGTCTAATTGGTATAAGCCAGGTCCTACAGTTCTTCTTAATTTCTCTTTATAACTACAACTATCATAATTTAACCTTGTATCTATATATTGGTTCATATCTAATAAAATAATATATTATTTTATACATAAATAAATAGATATGTTAATATTTTTATTAGCCCCCTTTTTTTTATTTAAAAAGGAAAACTTTTCTAATATACCCTTTACAATACCAGCGAATCTCAACAGCTATAGTGAAGAAGATTTCACATATACTACAATTGAAAAGCTATATCTCATTTTATGGGGATATAAGCCTGATTATTATTATAGATGGGAGCTGATTGATAAGATTTTTGTAGCTTTCCTCTATATACTTACATTTATAATATCAGCGTCCGCAGCATATTTGTCTTTTAAATGTACTTGGGGTGGTACTGTTAAAAATATAGTATTGAGGGTATTATTTGCCTTCATAGCATTCCTTCTCGGGCCCATATATTTAATATGGTATTTTTTCGTAAATTATTTGGGAAATTTATGCTAAGTTTATCGCGAGTCCTTAGACATATTGAGCGGTTATTATGAATAATTTATATAAAAATAATATAATACTTAGGCTTATTGGCATTTATCGTAATTTATTTTTGGGGGCATAGGTACTTCTCTGTACATTATAGATTGGCATGCTGGCAAATGAAGCATAGTAGTATCTATTGGTTGCGTCTTATCATTCTTTATAATACCATCTTCTGTGGGTACATATTGGTTAGTCCCACATTTTGATATTATTCTCGTCTGTCCTCTAAGCTCACTGTCTAAATCAACGAGATTACCTTGTATATGTGAAACCACTGTTCCGCCGACAAAACCTAATTGATGTCGGCACTTGTTTTCGTGCTCATATCTGTACGGCGATAATAAATAGCTTAAGGTACTTACATTACCTTGTAATTCTTGTTTATATGAACAATTATCATACGTCGTTCTATTAAAACTCATATACTCTCCTATATTATATAGAAAAGTTTTTATTTCTTCCTATCCAATTACAATTTTTGTTAAATTCGGTTCGATGAATATATGAGCGAGTATCCTCGCCTCCATTAGTCCATACTGGGACTATATTTTCAGGTCGTTGGATATCTTTTACACAATCTAAAAGAGGCATGAAATTATTCATTTCTTCTTCCATAATCTGTTTTTTACATCTTACATTATTGGTATCGCGTCCTTCTATTAATTCCAGCTCTCCGCCTATATCAGTTTTACCGCATCTAAGGTTTGGACCCGAAGTAAATATTCGGTTATTTAATTGTATTCTACATCTATCTTGTGTCATAGAAGAGGGGTCGTTTCTTAGTGCCGAATATTTATCAATAAGACAATCGTCAGCCAATCCGTATCCTGGACGGCCGCGCAAGTTTGGATGATTTAAATACATATCAGTCATTCTTACAAAAGGACTTTCGCAAGCAACGAGATTTGTAGGATATATATTATAACTTTCTATTTTGCTATTATTGACTTCTTTGGCATTTTTCCAACAATCGTCCGAACATATATTTGTATTAGTATCAAACATATTATTTTCCATTATCTATATTTTACTAATAAATAAATTATTTATTTATCTACTATGTATTTCTTATCCTCGCAATTTTGTATAATATCATAATTTATATCTAATTTAATATTGTCATAAACCTTGTTATAATTCTTTTCCAATATATGATTCTTATATTCTAATATTTTCCAATCATTATTATTCACACTATTCCCCACCATTTCATCCACATTTTCCTCGGTTTTTATAATTTTATTAAATGTCTCAGTATTATCATATTTATTACCATCCGCATCATATTTTATTATACTTTTATATGTAAGCAAGTTCTCCTCGTCTTCATTTTTAGAATAATTCTTATATTCTATCTCCTTTGACGCAGTATTGTCATCATTAACCTCTATATCAAACTTAATCGTAGTTTTCTTTATCATTATATATGATTGATTATATTATTTAATTATTTAATTTATTATTTATATATTTTAGCGATTATATATATTTATAAAAATTATAAAAATAAGAAGTTATAAGCGAAGTATTACTACGCATTACTACGCATTTTATCGCACATCATAATAAAATGCTTAGAAATGGGCAGTATTTTTTATATTGTTATAAAGATTATCATAACATTGTTCTCCATTATTCTCCTTACACGAGGGGCCTCTTTCATATAGCCAAGTAGCTAATTTTTCACGATTATTCGGTATAGATGTTGAAGGTACTGTATAAAACTGTCTATCTAATAGAGATTTATCATATATATCATCTGTTTCTCTAAATACATTCTTATTAAAAAAGTAATCTATGTTATCTTTGATATGCTTATTTTCAATTGAACACGAATTATATTTATTATTGTTTCCTATTAAACTCGGATTCATAAATGGATTCTCTTCGGTTGGCTTTACACATTTCTCATTATTAATAATATCCAAATCATTATCATTGAGATATTTCTCTATTTTTTTATTTTTATCCATTTGATAATTATATATCACAATAGAAACAAGCATTATAATCAATATAAATAATATATATCGCGAATCATTGAATATCAATGTTGCTATAATTCCTATAAATAATATAAGTCTTATTATAGCATTTATCTTTTCTTCAATTGACATATTTATATTTGGATATAACACCGGATTAAATAATTCGTTCAAATTATCTATCCAAAACATTATTAATAATTATTATTCTTATTCTAATACTAATATCTATATTATTTTTATTCACTATCTTTTTGTTTTCTATCCAGTTTAGTTTTTAATCTATTAATCGCCATCGATTTTCTATAAGCATTCTTATTAAAGGAGGTTCGCGTATCCTTCTTTTTCCCCTTAGGATTCATCATATTCCCAAAAGCCTCCATACCCTCCTTGTTATTCATCATTGCACCCATCATTTTCATCATAGTTGCCATATCAGGGCCTGCGGAACCTGCGGAACCTGCGGAACCTGCGGAACCTGCGGAACCTGCGGAACCTGCGGAACCTGCGGAACCTGCGGAACCTGCGGAACCAGCAGGATTTTGATTTCCAAACATACCGGGCATTATAGAAGCAAACTTCATAGCATCTTGTAATAAATTCTCTTGTTTCAATTCGCCGTTAGATATTTTAGTTGCCATTTTTCGGCTAACATTTGATATCAAATCGCTAAATCCGCTATTAGGATCTCCAATTGCCTTCAATATATCCCCGTTGTCTCCAATAGACTTTTGCAATTTGTCAATATCTACATCTTCTAATATTTCTTTAGCCAATTTGCCCAACATAGTATCTTCCATACCAGCCATATTAAGATTAGTTTTATCCTTGATATTCTTGGTTTTTAAAGAATTGAGGCGCTCAATCATCTTTTTATTAACATCATTTTCTATTTCATTTAATAGCTCTTCACTTGATTCCTGGAATATCTTGATATATTTCTTGACCTCGTCATCACTCAAATCATTCTTAAACAAATAAAATACAGTTATGAAGTGATGGCATAGAAAATTATCATTAATTAATTTTTGTATTTGTTTAACACTGATATTAGTAAAAATCTCTACATTCTTGACTTCATCTAAGTCGAACCACTCATCTATTTTGCTCTCCTCAGCATCTACATAAGATGCCCAGAAGTTTTCAGGAAGCGAATTAATATATTTAATATATTCGTCTGATGATTTATCAAAAGTTGTATAGTTGGCTTTTATAGTTTTTAGTATCGTTTTGGCAAATAAATAATTATCCTCGCTTACCTCATTATCACCCTCGCTATCATCGCTATTATCTTCCTTCATTTTTTTGGCAGCCTGCTTTAATCTTTTAATAAAATCAATATAATATTGGTTAAATACATATTGGTTTGACATTATCTCTATAATAAAATATGTTTAATATTCCTTATATATATTTTATTACAATTTCATACTATCCCTTTCTTTTACAAGTTGTTCTATAGTAGGCATTGCGGACTTTTTGTTCTCATCGAAATTAATATTAATATTTGATATGCCATCGCTTATATTTTTGTCATTATTAATAAAATCCCAGTTATAACTTTTATCATTACATATACCATCTGTTTCTTCAATTGTTGAGAAGTTATCTGATATTTTTGAGCTATTTAATGAGAAGGACAATGGGTCATTTTCACCCACTGCTATTTCCATAGGTTTTATAGCACTATCTATTTTAGCATTATTATCATTTATATTTCTATCTAATCGAGTACTTTGACTACTACATAATATACCTCGTCCTGGCAATAATAAATAATCAAATACATCTTTACCAAATAATATTTCTTTACTCGGTAATATCATAAAAGCAGGAACAGTATGTATCCTTTTCTCTATGTTTATATTCTGCTTTTTCAATTCGTCAATAGGTACAAGTTTTATCTTTTTATCCTTATCATATCTACTGACATTATCCAATAACATTTTACTGTGATTACATCCTATACTATAAAATAATATCATCTTAATTATACACATAAAAATAAATAACTCTTTATATACGAATAAAAAGGGTTTACAATGTCTCTTCGCACACTTAGAAAAAATAAAAAATATATAACATAAATTACTCCACATTGCCTAATTATTCAATTACACAAGATTTTTCTTTAGCTTTTGAAGATAATTAAGCATATTATCATTATTATAATATACCTCAGTTGGGCGAGGAATACCCGTAAAATTATAGCTTCCCTGAAGAACATCTACACAAGCATTCCAAAGAACTGAATACAGTCCATCCTGATTTGTATAAATAAGCTCTCCTTCGCTCATAGGGTTCCTAACGCGTCCCTCGGTATCAACGCCATCCCTTTTAATCTCATCCAACCATTGGATATACGCAGTGCGATTGTTATAAACAGCCTTATATACTTCCTTTTTTTGAAGGTTGCTATACTCAGTAGTATAATTAGCCATTAGTGCTTTGTCTTTGTTGTTGCTATCTGCTTGCAGTCTGCTTGCGGTCTGCTTGCGGTCTGCTTGCGGTCTGCTTGCAGTAATAATTTTTACTATTTTAAATATATCATTTTTTATAAAAATTGATATAAATGTTTAATATTATATATTATATAATAACGCTCCTTGCGATGGAAATCCCTATTCAAGATGATAATCAAGATTATGACGATATTATCTATGATAGCAATCCTATTACTAAAACAGCAAATGGAGGGAATGCTTTTAAAAGTACAGGAAATGCTATTGTAGATTATTTTATGCTATTTGTGAGAGATTTGAGCATTAAGGATAGTTATAAGCATCTTGAAAAATGCTGGAAAGAAGATCCTGAAAAAACTGTCGCAATTATCTTTAATGGACGCGATAGATTAAATGGAAAAAAGGAAAAAAAAGTAGCTAATGAGGCGATGCTTTGGTTGCGTAAAAATAAGTTTGAAACATATATGAGTAATATCAATATATATATTGAGAAATATGGTCGCTGGAAGGACTTGCTATTTATAAGTTATTATTTGAAAAACGTTGAGCACAAGGTTGAAATGAATATTATTGCACAGAAATTAATTGATGATAAGATTAATTTGGATAATAATAAAGCCGTATCTCTATGTGCAAAGTGGGCTCCTAGTGAGAATGATAGAAATGATAAACAAAGGCAGTTTGCCAAAAAAATTGCGTCTATTATCTATGGGTCAAGAGATACTTACAAGATGTCGAAGTATAGGAAGGAGTATCTTGTTCCTCTAAGAAAGCAAATAGATATCGTAGAATCTAAGATGTGTAATAATAAATGGGAGTTAATTAAGTATGAAAATATTCCCGGCGTTGCTTCAAATAAATTGAAAAAGGCATTTATTAAACACGATGAGGAAAGATACAAAAAATATTTGGCCGATGTAGCTTCTAATGTTAAGAAAATCAATGTTACAGGCATTCTTCCGCATGAATTGGTTGGAGTGTATATTAAGAATTTAGAGAAGTTTCATAAAGGCGAACAGTGCCAGACAACAGAGATGCAATGGAGAGCAATTGTTGAGAATGTTAGGAAATCTGGTAATTTTGATAACGCAATTTCTATTGTCGATGTATCAGGTTCTATGTTTAATGCTAAAAATGGAAGTATTCCGGCACAAGTAGCTGTTGCCCTTGGTATTATCACATCTTTGTGTTGCAAGGGTGATTTTGCTAATAAGATTATTACATTTAGCGAAAATCCTCAACTTGTAAATTTGATTTCACCTAATACTACCGAAAAGGCAAGAATTGAAAACGCAGCGGATGTTGCTGCGGATGCCACTGACTCTCAGGGCTTATCTAATATTCCTTCGCTTTACGAATGTATTAAGAATATTATTGGAATTGATTATGGATTAAGTACGGATTTTCTAAAATGTAATGAGTTGATTATTGACTATGCCCTTAAATACAAGGTTCCGCAAGATAAAATGCCAAAAAAACTATTTGTATTTACTGATATGCAGTTTAATTATAGTATTGCTCGTAATTGCGATGGATATTATAAAAATAATGACAATAATACAAATTCCCTCGAGACTGTGTATCAAAGTATTGTTAAACTTTATGAAGCTAATAATTATACTGCTCCTAAGTTTATATTCTGGAATCTTAATTCAGACAGCAATGAGGTTTTCCCAGTTAATTGTGATACAGAAGGGACTGCTATTGTATCCGGTTTTTCAGAGCAACTCCTCAAAATCTTTATGAATTACGACGAATTTAAACCGGAATTTATTGTAAATGAGATTCTCGCCCCGTACATCAAAGATATCATTATTAGCAACGATTAAATTATCATATATTATTAAAAATTGGTTTATTGTTCATTGTTCATTGTTTATTGTTTATTGTTTATTGTTTATTGTTTATTGTTCGTTGTATTTTTTTATTTTTTTGTACATTTAATATTCTAATAGCAATTAGTAATTTTATTGTAACGGATTACTTTACAAATATTGTTAAATGTAAATATTTAGAAGGCTATTGTGAGCACAAAAAATTGTGCGAGATAAATAAATCATCAATACAAATATCAAAAAATTTATATAATATTATCTATTGATAATAATTATAAATTGAAAAATGAAAAAAAGTATTATGGATATAATAACAATAATAAGATAAATATTTAATTGGAATAAGCAAGACCGCCCATACCAGATAATATTCTGAGAACGTTGTAATTGACGGCAAAGACATGGATATTACCGGCTATTCTTGAGGATAGAGATAGGACAGCAGTATCAATGCGGGACATATTAAGAGTGCCACTTGGCTGATGTTCTTCGGGTTTTAGGGCAAATGAATAAACATTGATGCCTTTGTGGTACATATCAGGGGTATTCTCGTGATGTTGGTAGGGTTGGACTAATGAGAAATATTCGCCTTGTCTGGTGGCAAAGCGATCATTGCCGTTGAGCATTATTTTTGCTTGCATTACAGGATTTTTAGATACTACATAGTTATTGTAGGTGTCATCGCCATTAGTATTATCGGGTTCAGCCGTTGAAAAGTTATTCCAATATACATTGTTTGCGGCTGAACTTCTTATAGCCCATACAAGTTCTTTGCAGGGGTGATTGAAGTTCATACGCAAGCTCTTCATAGAATCAGGATTTGAACCAGATGAAGTTATAGTGTCAGTGCCAGTAAATTGTAGCTGTTCTATTAAATATTCGTGGGATAATTGCGCGAATCTTCGGCGTTCATCAGTATCTAAGAATATGTAATCAACCCATAAAGTAGGTTCATCGAGGGTAAGTTCGGTATTAGAATAGCCAGTACCATTTGATGCACCACCTGGTTTATCATTCTCAGAACAATAATTAGTACTGCTGATATCACACAGGTTAGTGACAGCTTCATATTCTATGTTAATTTTAACTTCGTGATATTGAAGGGCAATTAGAGGAAGGGCTAAGCCTACATTGCGGCAAAACCAGAATTCTAAGGGAACATATAATTCATACGATTCACCAGAAGGCAATAGAGTACAGCAGTTCTCCTTGTTAGCACCAATCATTTTATAATAGCCCTCGCGCTTGCCATAAGGTAGCGAAAGTTCATTCCATATGTAAAGCCATTCGGAATAATGTTTATCAATACGTTGTCCACCAATTTCTAATTCTACGGTTTTTAATAATTTTTGGCCAACATTGGGAACTAAAGCTATATTTTTAGAGGTAGCACCAGTATTTTTTAATTTTCCATAGAAATATACTCTGTGTATTAAATCACCGTTGCGAGTAATTTGATAGGTGGCGCGAGAGCCAAGCGAATTACTTCCCGAAGCGGTTTGTTGGATAGCTTCAATAGCAAAGTTAGTATGACGACGATAAACTACTTTGAAAAAGGTAATTTGCGGATTACCGGTTAAATAAACATCCTGTGCACCATAAGCTACTAATTGAAGAAGACCACCACCCATTTACGCTATATTCTTTATACTATTAGAGGAGAAAAAAAAAAGAAACATTATAGCAATTTAACAACATATATATAAATATATAATATAATTTAATTGGAATAAGCAAGACCGCCCATACCAGATAATATACGGAGTACATTATAATTTACGGCATAAACATGAAGATTTTTGGAGATGTTAGCATTTGCGTAGCTAGAAGTTTGGTTAATATCTAAATTGAGAACCGCAGTATCAATACGAGACATGTTAAGAGTACCGCTGGGTTGGTGTTCCTCGGGTTTTAGGGCAAATGAATAAACATTAACACCAGGGTTTGTGGGGATATTTTCGTGATGCTGATAAGGTTGTATTAAATTGAAATAAGAACCAGCTCTTGCCGCAAAGCGATCATTACCGTTTAATACAAGTTTAGCAGATTTTACGGGATTCTTTGAATTAATAGCGTTGGTGGCATTGTATAATTCTGAATTATTAGCAGCATAGTTGTTAGGATTGGTTGAATAATTAATCCAGTTGTTATTTATAACATGTTTGTTAGTAGTGGTAGCCGTATGGTCAGAAGCACAGAACCAGACTAATTCTTTACAGGGGTGATTGAAAGATAATTTAGGTTTAATAGATGAAGCAGAAGTTACACTTTCAGTACCCGTGAATTGTAGCTGTTCTATTAAATATTCATGAGATAATTGAGCGAATCTGCGGCGTTCATCAGTATCTAAGAATATGTAATCAACCCATAATGAAACGGAAGGAAGATCAGTAATTTCAGCAGAAGTACCTTTGCAATTTTCTTTTGATTCAAATAGAATGTTTATTTTAACTTCGTGATATTGTAGAGCGATTAAAGGAAGAGCCAAGCCAACATTGCGGCAAAACCAGAATTCTAAGGGAATATAGAGATTAGCACCATTATTAGCATCGGTTCCTATTGTAGTAAGCATATCATTAGCACCTACCATCTTTTTGTAAGCTTCTTTCTTTGATACAGGAAGCGAGAGTTCATTCCATACATACATCCAGTGTGAATAATGTTTATCTATTTTTTGACCACCTATTTCAATTTCTACATAGTTTATTAAACGGAGGCCGAAATAAGGGCATACCTCTTCACCCGAATAATAATTAACAACGGCTAAATACATGCGGTGTATTAAATCACCATTGCGAGATATTTGGCAAGTTACACGATTGCCAAAATTGGGAGTACCGTTGAAAGTTTGCTGGATAGCTTCAATAGCAAAGTTAGTATGACGACGATAAACTACTTTGAAAAAGGTAATTTGCGGATTACCAGTTAAATAAACATCCTGTGCACCATAAGCTACTA